TTGCTGTCAGATACACCTCATCTGCTGTGCTTCCCTGCGCTGTTAGATACCTAGTGGAAGACGCAGTATTTAAAACCCGCAACCCCTCAGCCCCTGCCACACCACCTAAAGAAGTCTGCCCCGTAGCAGTAAGCGTAGTAAACGTACCAGCCGCAGGGGTTGTGCCTCCTATGACTGTGTTGTTGATCGTGCCGCCTGTGATGGGGTAGCCGTCTACATTACCTGCTGCGTCTTCATAAACAGCCCGACCTGCGGGGTAGTCCACAAACACATCTTTAGTGCCTGCTGAAAAATTGACCAGCGACCCGCTATTGCTAGAGGACAGCACCGTGTCGCGGCTCAGCGTTGTGCCTGATGCTGTATATGTGCCAATGCCCACTTCCCACTCAGAGGCCGACTGGTTGGCAATGACATAGTAGGTCGTGTTTGCATTGCCCACAGCGGCAAACGATTGGTAGCCAGATACCGCACCTAAAAGTGTTGCAGTCCCAGTCCCTGTGACTGTCGTGGTTTCTCGGACACGATCCGCAAGCACTAAAGCCATCTAATGACCTCTTTAAGTAGCGTCAAGGGAAAATGTATAAGTCACATTCAATGTATCGCCAGACACAACAGCTCTGTCGCCTGGTGACTGAAAGTCAGAGGCCGAGAAAAGAATGCCAGATGTGCCAGTGGCCACACTAGCCAAAAATGCACCAGCCACTGTGCCACCAGCACCGCTGATTGCAAATGAAGTGCTTGATGTACTGATCACAGATGGATCAGCTGTCGTGGCCGTGCCAAATGTGGCAGCCTTTCGGTTGCCACTGTAATTGCTGAATTCAGTCCAGCCGGCGTGTGATGCCAAAGTGTCAGCTGCCGCAATCGTTGTCCCAGAGCCTGGTCCAGTGATCAACCCCAAATACCAAGTTGTAGTCTGTGTGGCAGCATCTAAATAAGTTGCAACCATATTTTGCAGACCCTCATTCACCACCAAGTTGTGTGACTTTTCAGTCCACTTGACTTGGCCATCAGCACCAATGCACTCAAAGCAATAAATGCCACCAGCTTTGGCAAAAGACTGGTTTTGAGTACCAGCCACTAGGCCAGCTGCCACAGCGTCTACAGATTTTGCAATTTCATTTGACATGGTTATTTATCCAAAAGTTTTTGCACGGGTGAGCAATGTGCCGCCAGAAGATGACCCGCGATCATCAGCAATTTGAAGATCATTAATGGCACGATCATATAGCGCTGACCATGTCGAGATTCTCGCATCATCTTGCAAGTATGGTGCAGCTTGGAGCAATGATCCATACAGATAAATGTCTGGACTCGATGTCAAAAGCCAGTTGCTGGCCACACTGCTTGATAACTTTGTCAACTTCGCGTAATAGGTAAGCTCAGTCGTGTAGTTGCTGTCTGGTGTTGGGACCAGCCTGAGCTGGTCACCAACCACGCCAAAGAATTTTGGTTTGCCACTGGCTGTGTATTTGGTTGATTCAGCATCTAGCGAATCAATGCTCAAAAACTGCAATGGGGTTTGCGGATTGGTGCTGGTGAGCTTTAAAGATTTGGTTTCCAAAAAGTCAGCAGGCACGGCGCCATATTGAGCGTCAAAAGACGCATTGGCCCTGACGATCATCTGCCTGGTGCGCAGTGTTCTTTCAAGCTGCGCCTCGGCCAGAGAGATAAAGTCAGGAATGGCATTTGTCAGGTCTGACCGGTTAAGCCAGTCACCAATGGATGTCTTTAGCTCTGTGTAGGTTGTCAGTGCCATTATTGGGCCTCTTTTTCCATCTCTTCTTTCACAATCCAAGTGTGTTCATGGCGATATTCAAATGTGCCAATGTGGCCAATTTCCTTTGAGACATCATGGTCGATGTAAACCTTGTAACCTAACTCTTGAGCCTTCTTACAAAAGAACACATCTTCACCCATGTAGCCCCGTGTGGTCTGCCATGGCATATCAAACCATGGCTCGCTCATACCCTCAAACACCTCGCGCTTGATCAGCATTATGCCAGTGCCAATGCTTCCCACCTCTTGCAATCCAGTAGATTCTGGCATGGTGTAGACCGGCACTCGCTTGTCGTTTTCGTCATAGTTTTGAGCTGTCGGACCAGTGGGCATTCTGCGCCTAGCGCAATTGGCAGCCACAATCTCTTTGTCGTGGGCCAATAACCTGCCAACCATGTCCTGTGGAAATGTCATGTCAGAGTCAATGAAAAGGATATGTGTGCAGCCTTCTCTCATGGCATCCAAGCAAAGGTCAGCCCTTTGGTTTTGGATAATCGTGCCTTGCATCAATTTCAGACTGATTGCGTCTGTGGTGTTGAGTGTGTGATACGCCACCATATTGACCATGCAATATGTGTAATTGGTGTGGACCTGATCACGGGCAGGGGTGCAGACTGCAATGTAGTTCATACTTTTCCAGGTCGAGTTCTAAAGAATTGATTGTCGCTGTCGTTCAGCCATTTTTTCATGTATTCCTGATCATCGATCTTACCCTCGGCCTTCATCTTGTAATAAAGAGCTTCTGGGATGGATGCGACCAAGTGCCATTCACCTTTCCATGTGGCCTTTTCATCTACAGCGTTGTAGATGGCCTTGTTGGCCTCAATGACATCAGTCACATCTTGCTGGGTCTGGATGGTGACTTCATCGTTGTCGGTGTTGTAGTGCCAGGTGCGTGTAATGCCATGGTCTTTGTTGACATCAAATAATTTTTTTTCAATCATGTTAAAAAAAGGGCCAAGTTTCCCTGGCCCTTTCAGTTTGCCTTCGATTAAGAAGTAACCAAGTCTGCTGCCAGACCATGGGCGTTTTCAGCTGTCACTTTGTGGCCCCACTCAACGATCAGCATACGCTTTTCAGCATCGCCAGTCTTGGCCAATTCGACTTGCTGATAAGGGCGCAGCACTGTCATCTTGGCGTAGTCAGGATCGATCACCCATGCATCGCGCTCGCGTTGGAATCTATTCGCGATCACCTGCACATTTCCGAAGTCACTGACGTAGATGTCAACGGCGCCGACCAATGTTGCAGGCTTTGCACCACCATCGATGTTGAAGCGGCTGGAAGCAATACCAGAGAAACCTGACACGCGCTGCTTGTTGACAGGACCGCACATCAAAATCTTAGGTGTACCACCAGCTGTCCACACCTTCTGAATCACATTCTTGAGAATGGTTTCAGTGAATGTGCGCACATTGCCATCTGTACGGGCGCTGTTTGGCAGCGTTGTGTAAGATGGGTCAACGCCGTTGGTCTGCTTGTCGGTGTTTGTTTTCACAAACGCGCCCAAAGATGCAGACACACGGGCAGTTGTCGAATCGCCAGCAACAGCAATACCGCCGTTGAGCATGACGAATTCTTGGTCACGTTTTAGCTCGCTTCCGCGCTTCGCGATTTGGTAGGCCAGCTCGCTGCGACGTCCTGCCTTGTTCACCACTTCTTCAGTAGCTGACAAGATGATTGTCTTGCGTGAAATCTGTGCATAGTTTTGCAAACGCACAGTAGCAGTCACAGAGTCAAACGATGAAACATCATCACCCTCGAGCTGCGCATTCGCAGCAGCACTGGCCAATGTATCTGTTTGCCACTCAAATAAGCTGTTGGACACATTCTCGCGGCCAATGTTGCTCATGTAAGGGGTTTCTTCTGGAGAAATGTTTGTGATCACATTGCTCAAGTCTTCGCGGATACCCTTTGCAGAGTAGGTTAAAAATGTATTGCTAACGATAGCCATAATTTCCTCATTTCAATAAAAGTTCAATTGCAGAGGCCGCATCATCGATGCGACCGGTTTTTGCAAGACGCTGCTTTGCTCGCGTACTTTCAGTTGTTGTCGAAACCCGACCAGCTGCACCAGGCTTGGCTGTTCGTGGGCCATTGTTCACCACAGGCTTAATGCCTTGACGCTTACTTACCATTTGGTCATACATTGCTGCTTTACGCAACAACAAGACCAGCCGGTGGTCGTAAACATTCTTCAAATCTTCATCGGTAAAGCCTGCTGCCTTTGCAGACTCAATCACCAGTGCCTTTTCGGCCTTTGCCTTCTTGGGGTCCTTCCAATCTGGCAAAGCGGCTAATAAGGCTTCTTGCTGGCTGGCAAGTTGGGCCTCCATAGCGCGCTGCTGCTCATACTGAGACACTTGAAAAAGTCGCTGCTGTTCAGACTGAATAGCACCGAGCTTCTCTTGCCTCTCACGCATGATTTCCTTTTGCCTTACCCATTCAATTGGGTCCTCGTGATAGAGGCGCTCCAAATCAACTTGAGGCTCAGAAGACTGAAGTTGGGCTTGCAATGCTCCCAACAATTGAGCGTACTGCTCACGCTCGGCTCGGACTGCCTGCGTTTCTTGCTCGACTTGCTTTCGCACTTCGGCAATCTGCTGCGTTTTCCGAGTG